GAAAACCATGGATGTGGTATCGGTTCGTTATCGTGCAACGGGAACATGGTCAACATCTTCAATTACTTTTGAATGTACGAAAGCCCCACAAGGTATTAATGGTAACACGATTTCCATGGTGGATGCAATGCCACAAAAACCCATCAAAGATTTTGTCAATGGAGTGTTGCAAGGTTTCAATTGCATATTAGTTCCCATTGGAGAAAAGGAAATTGAAATACACAATTTGGCGGATTGGTTGGCAACGGGAACAACCAAAGATTGGACTTCGTATGTCGATGTTAAAGACATTCAACACGATAAGATGCCAATACCACGACACGTGAGTATGGAACACCAAGAATCAAGTTGTTTAGCCAATGCGTACTACAAACAGATTAACAAACGTGAGTATGGGTCAATCAAGTTCATGCCATTGATAGATTACCCAACAGACGAGTTTAATGTAGAAACACCATTTCACGTCATTGCACCACAAGCAATGAACCAAGTCAATTTGAATGGGCAGATAGTACGTAAAACTGAATTGAATATACCCGTATTTATGGATAGCGATGCCAAGACAGTGCAACAAGATTACACGTTGTTCTACTATGGAGGTAAGCAATCAATCAGTGATCCGTATTATTTCAACAATGTAAACCAATACGTTTTGCCGTTGATGACACCATATTCGGACTATCCCACATTGACAGCAAGTTATTCAAACGCCTTTGGGTTAGAATTGTCATTACGTGGAGATGCCCCCGTAAATTCAATGTATCAAATGTATTGGAGTGAATACCTCACCCGTATGTATTCAACGCAGTCAAGGGTCGTTAAAATGACCGCAGATCTACCCGTAGGTGAGTGGTTAACCTTAGAATTGAACGATACTATTGCGATTTCATCTAATTACTACAAATTGCAGTCGATTAAATACGATATGTTAACCGAGATAGCCAATTTAGAATTAGTAACCTATCCCGATGTTAACGTAATGACTTTTACCACGACTGGACAAAGACCTGATTTCACTAACCCGTTGCCAACTCCATTTGGTGAAACTTATTTGAAAGATTACTCAGTAGCAAAGGGTATCATGAACTCGTACAAGTTCAATGGTCAAGATTATCTAGATACGAACCAAGATATTGACTACAACCAAAATAATGTATTTAGTTTAGTTCAACAAGTAGATAACTTGCAATCAATTGTTCAGTTCAACCAAATCACAATGTATCGAAACACCCCAATTTCACGAACAACGGATTCTACAATTTGGAACGCTATTCCGATGGAAAGTCAAGTATCAATTGGTTATGTGAATAATATCACATACGACATGGCAAACTCCAAATATGTATGCACTGATGGTGGGCAATACAAGTTCACGGCAATGTGTTCTTTTGGGCAAAGTGGTAACAAACAAGTTGAGTTTGAAATACAAATCAATGGTCTTCAAACAACAGCATACGGATTGACTGATTCAAATCACCATAGCGTGAACATGGAAACGATTTTGGATTTAGCACCCACGGATGAAGTAACATTTGTTTGGAAGTGTTACACGGGTGCTTCGCACACCATTACCATTTTGAAATCCAACTTTTTAATTCTCAAAAAATGATATCGTTGATAATAAAATTAGCACAATCCCAAGAATGGTATGGGGTATCCGAGGCAGTAGAAATTGCCAAGGGTAAACACCAATATAAACAGACGTGGGGACAAGCCACGAAACACATTAAAAGAAGATTCAAGTCATGGCAGAAGAAGTAGTAATACCCGTTAAGACCGATACCAAAGACGTCAGCAAATTAATGCAGTTGCTAGACAAATTGGGCGAAAAATTCAAATCCGTAACGTCAGGATTTGGAAAAGCATTAGACAATGTAGGTCAAAAGTTTGAAGAATTGCCAGGACCTATCGGTGGTATGGCGTCAAGTGTGATGGGATTAGGAAAGGCGATGTTAGCGTTAGTAGCAAATCCTATTGGATTGTTCCTTACTGCATTAGTCGGAATATTTGTTGCACTCAGATCAGCATTGACTAAGACAGAAAAGGGTATGGATGCATTGGCTCGGTTGACTGCAATTTTTGGGGCAGTATTAAACCCCATTATTGAAGCAGTATCAGGGTTTGCAACATTGTTAGTAGATGGATTAGCAAATGGATTAGAACTTGTTGCGGGATTGTTTGGGTCAACAGCATCAGAAGGTCGTAAACTAGCAGATTTGCAAGATGAATTAGAAGATAGAGAATTAGCATTGAACGAAGCACGTGCCAAAGGGAACAAAGAATTAGCCCAAGCCCGTGAATTGTTATCCGATTCCAACGCATCATTATCCGATAGGAAAAAAGCATTAGAGCAAGTACGTAAATCTGAAACAGATCTAGCATCCAAAGAATTGCAATTTGCTAAGGATAGATTAAAGGCAGCACAACTTGATCAAAAACTTAACGGAGAAACCGAAGATAGTAAGAAAGCAATTAGTGATGCTATTGTACAAATGGCGAACGCAGAAACTGAACTAGCATCAAAACGCCGTTTGTTCAACAAGGAAGCCAAGAAATTGGATGCCGAAGAAGAAGCAAGAAAAAAAGAAGCAGCCAAAGCAGAAGAAGAAAGGCAAAAAGAGTTAGTTGCTAAACAGAAAGAATGGAATGATGCAAGGCGAGATGCCTCCGACAAAATCCGTGAGGCAGATCGTAAAAACATTATTGATAGCATTAAAGACGAAGAAGAAAAAGCCAAGAAACAAGCAGAGTTTGATCTTGATAATGCAAAGAGAGAAATTGCACGTGGTAAATACACCAAGGCAGAACGAGATAGATTAATTCAGGAAGCAGAAGAAGCAAACCAAATTAAGTTAACGCAGATAGCAGAAACGGCAGAAAAGAAAAAGTTAGACGATAAGAAAAAAGCGGATGAAGAATTGAAAGCGTTTATGGACAAGTCGGCACAAGAAGAAGCCAAGTTTATTGATGAACAATACGCTAAGGAACAATTGAGATTGACACAGACACTAACCAATGAGAAGGATTTGCAAAAGGCATTGCAAGATTTAGAATTAACACGATTGCAAAACCAAATCCAAGCACGTAAGGATGCGGGGCAAACTACAACCGATTTAGAACAAACGTTAGCAACCAAGCGAATCGACATTGCCAAAAACGAAGAAGCCCAAAAGAAGGATTTAGCACAAAAAGAATTTGATACCAAAATGGCGTTGTATGATGCCACATCAAATGCGTTGAGTGCAATTGGTGATGCTATTGGGGAAGAAACCGCAGCAGCAAAAGGATTAGCAATTGCGGGTGCTATTATTGATACCTATGCGGGTGCAACCAAGGCGTTAAAAGCGGGTGCGGGAACACCATTGGGATACATTAACGCAGCAGCTATTATTGCAACGGGATTTGCTAACGTACGTAAGATGGCATCAACGCCAGTTCCAGGATCAAGTGATAGTAGTGGATCAGCCCCAAGTATGGGACCAAGTGTATCCATTGTAGGGGGATCAGCAGATCCATCAGCCCAACTTGCTAAAAGTTTAGCATCGCAACAACAGAAACCTATCAAAGCATACGCAGTAGCAACAGACATGAGTACACAACAAGCGTTAGATAGACGTATTCAGCAAAACGCAACATTTCCTGGTTAATCAGTTTTATAATATATGAAAACATCGTATCATAAGTTCATGGCTTCAAATGCCGTTAAAGAAGTTTCAAATGTTGAATTAAGTCAAGTTCGCGTTGATTTAGCATCTATCAAAGAATTAGACGCCGTATTCAAAAATGCAGAAGCAAATATTAAAAATGCGAATGTGTTAGTAGCACAAGAATTGGGTGCTATTGCTAGTAAATGGAATCAGACCTTGCTTAAAGTTAAAAGTGAGTTACAATCTTATGATTCGAATTTTATGTCAGCATGGGATATGATTGATTCTATTGGTATGCAATTGAAAGAATTAGGTATTACAGATACTACAATGGTTGATAAATATAAAGGATATTTAGCGGGTTTGAATAAAACCAAATCAGCCATTAGCAATGCCGTTATTGAAAATAAGAATCGTATTGATTCCAAAATTTAATTAAAATTAATGAGAATCGTAGAACTTATATTGGATGAACAACACGTAGCAAGTGGTATTGATGCTATCAGCATTGTAGAAGCACCCGCTATTGAATCCAATTTTGTTGCACTCAAATCTCATGAAGTCAAGTTTGCTAAAATCGATGAAGAAAAGCGAATCTTGATGGGGCCGATACTGATACCCGATAAACCTATTTACCGCAAACAGATTGTAGATGGGGAGTTAGATGAATTTTACATTTATTTCTCCAAGGATACAGTCCGTAAAGCATCGCAGATGTACTTGTTGAATGGCAAACAAAACAATGCTACGATTGAACACGAATTAAAACTACAAGGCGTATGCATGGTAGAAACGTGGATTAAAGAAGACATGGAAAAAGATAAGTCGGCAATCTATGGTATGAATGATCCAATCGGAACTTGGATGGGGTGCTTGAAAGTTACCAATGACGATGTTTGGGAGAATGACGTTAAAACTGGTAAAGTCAAAGGGTTCAGCATTGAGGGTTACTTTGCAGACAAAATGAAAATGAGTAAAACACCAAGCGTATTAGATGAGGTACGTGAATTGCTCGATGAATATAGAAAATCTAACACAACCAAATAATTAAGTTTTATAGATATGAACGCAGAAACAATTTTAGATCGCATAATGGTAAAGTTGGGTATGTCCCCTGAACCTATCGCGGTAGAATTGGAACAAGTAAAAACTGAAGATGGTCAAGCCATTTTTGAAGCCGACAAATTTGCAGTTGGTGAAGCAGTTTTTATTGTAACCGAGGATGGTAAAATCGCAGCACCCGCTGGTGAGTTTGCATTAGAAGATGGTAACATGATTGAGATTGACGAAAACGGAACAATCGTTGAAATTGCTAAGAAAGAAGCAGAAGTAACCGAAGAAGAAATCGTTGAGGAAGTTGTTGCCGAGGACGAACCAATGAAGGAAGAAATCAAAGAATCGATGCCAATGGCAAAGAAAGTCGTTAAAAGCAAAACAGAAATGGAAGAATCTTATTTCAGCAAACAGATCAGTGATCTTGAAGCAAAGTTTGAAGCCCGTTTGAGTGCCTTGGAAGCAGAAAAAGTTGCATTGTCAACACAGAATGCTGAATTGATTGAAAAATTATCAACTGAACCCGCACCTCACACGGCATTTAATCCTGAAGCCAACACCAAAGAAAACAACTTGATTTTCAAATTGGGTGCTAAGCGGGAGGAAACCTTAAAAGACAGAGTATTTAATCAACTATTCAACTAACCACAAAAATGAAAAATAACCTAATCAAAACCCATTTGAGTGGCCCAACAGTATCGCCAAACACCTATGCGGGTTTATTTGGTAATAAATACATTGCGGCTGCTCTGTTGTCAGGCGAAACCTTGGCAAAGGAACTTATCACATTGCACCCCAATGTAGCGTTCAAAGAAGTGATCCGTAACTACCAAGATTCTATCAGCATTGCCGATGCAACGTGTGATTTTACTGATTCAAGTTCAGTGACCTTGGGTGAATACGTGTTGACTACCATTGAAAAGCAAGTAAACTTGCAGTTGTGCAAAAACCAATTGCGTACAACTTGGGAATCAGCACAAGCAGGTTTTTCTGCATTTGAAAAACTCCCCGCAACGTTTGAAGAATTTATGTTGGCACAAACCGCTGCCGAAGTAGCCCAGGCAAACGAATTGGGTATTTGGAAATCAAACCTTTGGTATGATTCCGCCATCGTTGCTGGTCAAGATGGTATGGTAGGTTACTTGATTGATAACTCTGCAATTGTACGCCCGTTCAGTGGTGCTACAAGTGGATCGAATGTTGTTGCTCGTTTGCAAGAAGCATTGGATTACTCACCCGCTGCATTGTATGGCAAAGAAGGTTACCAATACTATGTTGGTCCCGCCACAATGAAAGCATACCAAGCCGCGTTGTCTGCTGGTAACTACAACTTCCAATTCTATGTTGGTGAAAAGCCAATGAACTTCCAAGGTATCCCCGTTACCATGTGTCCTGGTCTTAACGATTACGACTGTGTATTGGGTATGAAGTCAGATTTGCACTTTGGAACTGGTTTGTTGAGTGACTACAACGAAGTGAAGGTTATCGACATGAGCGATATTGATGGTTCACAGAATGTGCGTGTAATCATGCGTTTCACTGGTGGTATCATTGCTACCAACCCAACTCAACAAGTTGTAATTAATGTAACCTAATTTGAGGTAAAAAAGAAATAACGGGGTGGGCCTAACACCCACCCCTTTTTTTTGAACAATATAAAATAAAAAAATATGCCAACTTGTGGAACATTAGCCAACAGATACGAACCATGTAAGCAGTTTGTCGGTGG